GAAAAGGGTTTTGCTCCTCTTGCCTGACATCTAAATACTCTACAAACTCATTCATGGAACGAGATTCATCAAATCTAGGTTTCAAGTAATCGTTAATATAAGACTCGGCAAATTCCTTTTGAATACGAACGTTTGCTTCTGCTTCTTCTACCGTAAATCCTAAATCGAGTTCCTGTTGATATTTTTCTTTGATACTTTTATCAAACCATTCTTGCCAATTGTATACAACCTCGTTACTAACTCCTGTAACGCCTTTAAGTTGTCTCTCTAGGGATTCTTCATCAAACCCTCCTTTACCGCCTGTGAAGGGCAGGTAGCCTCCTATCCCAGTGTCATTTAATAAAGAATCAGTTAAAGTTTTATTTATATCAAATATCTCTCCGAAAGTACCAAAACCAGACAGCATATCTAACTCTTGTTCTTTTAGCTTAGCCTTTTTCAATTCATTGATGGAGTCTTTCAATATATTTTGATTAAGAGCAGCAAATTTCTTTGTATCTGTTATACCCTCAGCACCTATAGTAGACGTGATCTGATCTTCTAAATCAGTTATACCCACATCTGATCCACTCTCTAGATTAAATTTAAAATTAATACTTTTATCTTCAGGTCTCTCAGATAGACGGAATAAAGCTACAAACTCATCTGCATTTTCTACGTCCAAGTAATACTCTTTTCCGAGATTAATAAAGTGATTATCCTTTCCTTCTTGTTTAGCCTGCTTTGCTTCTTCCCAAAGATCAGAAATTTCAGGCACATTTAGAAATCTTTCCGTTTGATTATCACCGATACCTAACTGCCGGTCTCTTATAAAAGCTAAATCAGCATCAGTTTGATTCTCCCAACCTCCTTCAGCAAACTCTGGAGCTTCTTCTAAGTAATCTCTTGCCTGTGCTAGTATCTCAGCTTTATTTCCTCTTTTACCTTCTGCTTTTCCTTGATTAGTGTAATGCCAGTAATAGTAATTATCTCTTCCGTATCCCTCTGTGACATCTATATCATCGTCAGCCTCATATGCATCGTAAGCAGTTTTTACGTTTGAGTAAGTGCTTCCATAGTAAGAAGAATCGAAATCACCATAATCCGGTTTAGTTCCTAATCTGCTGTCCCATTTATTAAGTTTTTGATCTCTATAAAAACTTTTGAACTCACCTTCTAAGATACCTTTGACTTCATCATCTACATCTAAATCTCTTAGTGTATTTCTTTTTACGGCATACTCTCCTGTGCTGGTGCTTTTAGCTGTATTCACTGCATCTACGTAAGCATTATTTCTTTTGGTATTCTTTTGATTTAAAGCTTTATTCTCTGCGTTTAGCTTAGTATTATCTTCATTTAACTTTTTATTTTTATTATTTAAAGCAGTGTCTGGTTCTGTATAATCTTCCCACCAGCATCTTCTTCTCCACCAAGGACCAGAACATACTCTTTTAGAGTGCCATGTTACATTATCAGTTTTATGATCAGTCTTTAAATTTGTTTTGTAATCTGTTTTCTCTTTACCTATCTTAAATATATTTGGATCGTCAGGATCATAAACAATACCCGGAGTCTTTTTAGAAAATTCTACTCCTGTGGTTTTATCAGCTATCTCTTCTTCTTCAGGTTCAGTTAGAGAAGGGTCTCCCGTTAAAGGAATACCACTATCATCATAAGTATCTCCTCTATTGATTGCATTCTGATAAGCCGCAACTGCAGCTTCAAACTCTGCAATATCTTTTCCTGCCTGTTCTGCTATCTCCCGAGGCATGAACTCCCACTCTTCTTCCGCAGGATAAAACCAATAAGGAAGATTTATCTCTCCTGCAAAATATTTCCCAAGATCAAAGTCTTTTAACGCACCAATCGTGACTATACGTGAAGCCATTTATATGAATCCGCCTTTTACTATCTTCTCATGCACTAACAGCATCTTTATATTGATTATAAGTAGGTATGCAAATAACTTCAGATAAATCTTGCTGAGTCCATTTCACTAATTTTACAAATTTTAAATTATCAAAAAACTCTTGTTTCTTATACCACTCCTCCATATTCTGGCTTCCTTTATTAGCGTTACAACTTCGACAAGCAGGCACTAAATTATTCCGATTACTAGAACCAGAACGAAATCTTGGGATTATGTGATCTAACGATGTAGCCGTTTCCCCACAATAGCCACACTGGTGATGCCACGCTTCATAGATTGATTGTCGATATCGTTTTTTCGCTAGTCGTGGAGTGAGTTCGTAGAGCAGGGATAAAGGTTCCTGTTCATTTCTAAACATACTCCATATTGCAGTTATCTTATTTTAAATCGTCCTATACCCACTTACTAACATAAAGAGATTGTTAAAGTCGATTGACACTACATATGGTGCTGGTAGTTTATTACAAACACTATATATGGATCAATGACTCCTGACTACTCAAAATGGGTGACAGCCCGCAAAGCAACTCAAATCCTCGGAATTGATAAGAAAACTCTTTTCCGTTACCGAGATGATGGTACTTTAAAACTAGGTCCACACTATGCAGCTTTCGAGAAGACACGTTCTCGTGATACTTATCGTTGGAACATAGATAAGGTAAAAGAAGCTCTTGAAAAACAAAATCTGTATCCGACGGCAGCTTGAAAGTATCTTCGCAAATAAAAAACCCAGTAAAACTAATTACTGGGTTATTTTTTGTCTTTAAGTTTTATTTACCAAATGCCAGGTATAACCTGTCCAGTGGTTGCGTAAGCTCCTACTAAAGCTATAAAACCCATCATTGCCCAACGTCCATTAGCTTTTTCAGCCTCTTCAGGATAGCTAGTGTAATTAGAATCAATGATCATGGGTGGTTCAGTGGCATAAATGTTTTGTCTACCACCACTTTCAGTTACTCTTGTCATAATTAAAAAACACCGGGAATAATTTGTCCAGTAGTTGCCCATGCTCCGATGGCTGCGATACAGCCGAGCATAGCTGCATATCCATTGATACGTTCTGCTACTATCTTTTCTCTTTCGGGTTGCTTACGTGTTATTGAAATTGCGATTGCTTTTGCTTTGGACATTACACAACACCTGGTAGTAGTGTACCTGTGAAAGCATAAACACTAAGAATTGCTATAAATCCCATCATCGCTGCACGTCCTTGTGCCTTTGTGAAAATATCTAAATTACTCATTAGAATATGCCGGGGATTATGTTACCAGTAGTTGCGTATGCACCTAATGCTGCTACGAAACCAAGCATTGCTGCCCAACCGTTGAATCTTTCTGCTTCAGGAGTCATTGTTAAGTAATATTAAGTTACTTTAATAAAGTAACATATATACATCGTATTTATACTCAGTTTCAGCATATAAAAATATCTTATCTTTCATTGGTACTACTTATATCTTATATAAATAAAACTAATTAAAATAAACTATTCAATTGTAACAATTAAACCTGCCATTGCTTAGCAATCTCAGGAATAATACTTACATCTAAGCCCATAAAAGGTGGTAATATTCCTAATACTCTAAAAAGTCCATCTACAAATGCTCCCATGAAAGAGAATCCTAGCACCATGCTTATCATGCTGGCATTTCTATTATGTTTATTTATAGCCGTGGCTATCGACTGATCAATTAAATCTTGTACTTCTTCTGGGGTCATTGTTCTAAAAGCTTTTATTTATTGTATAGAAGGTATATAAAAAGAAAACCCTCTCGTGAGGAGAGGGAAATAAAGTATTTAAATTAAGTTAAATTAACCCAGTATTAACCGATAGCAGGAGCTGTAAGAGCTACAGATGTAGTCTCAGCACATGCTAAGTCAAGTGGGAAGTTGTGAGCATTACGCTCGTGCATAACTTCGAAACCTAAGTTTGCTCTGTTAAGCACATCTGCCCATGTTGGAACGATTTTGCCATTAGTGTCAACTATAGACTGGTTGAAGTTAAAACCATTCAAGTTGAAAGCCATGGTGCATATGCCCATTGAGGTAAGCCATACGCAAACCACAGGAAAAACAGCAAGAAAGAAATGTAAACTACGAGAGTTGTTAAACGACGCATACTGGAAAATAAGTCTACCGAAGTAGCCGTGGGCTGCAACGATATTATAAGTTTCCTCTTCCTGTCCAAATTTGTAACCATAGTTCTGTGACTCAAGGTCAGTTGTCTCTCTGATAAGAGAGCTAGTAACTAATGAGCCGTGCATAGCTGAGAATAAAGCTCCTCCAAACATTCCAGCAACACCAGCCATGTGGAATGGGTGCATAAGAATGTTGTGCTCTGCTTGGAATACAAACATGAAGTTGAATGTTCCTGATATACCTAAAGGCATTCCATCAGAGAAAGAACCCTGACCAAATGGGTAAACAAGGAATACAGCGAAGGCTGCTGAAACTGGTGCAGAATATGCAACACAGATCCAAGGTCTCATACCTAATCGGTAACTAAGTTCCCATTGGCGTCCCATGTAAGCAGAGATACCGATGAGGAAGTGGAATATAACGAGTTGATATGGTCCTCCGTTATAGAGCCATTCATCGAGGGTGCCAGCTTCCCAGATTGGGTAGAAATGGAGTCCGATTGCATTTGAGGATGGCACGACTGCTCCGGAAATAATGTTGTTTCCGTAGAGGAATGATCCTGATACTGGTTCTCTGATTCCATCAATATCTACTGGTGGTGCGGCAATAAAAGCCAAAATAAAACAAGTGGCCGCCGTAAGTAAGCAAGGGATCATTAATACTCCAAACCAACCAACATAAATTCTGTTGTTGCTTGAAGTGACCCACTCACAAAACTCAGGCCAGCCGGACACGGATTTACGTGTCTCTACAGCGATAGCCATAAAATTAGTGCGGTAAGAATAAAAAAAATCAGCTTTTGCGAACAAAAGCCTTAATATTAGTATACATTAACCACTCGGTAAAACTCCGCTAGAAAATGCTCCCCAAGCTAATCCGATAGCTTCTATAGTTGAAGTCTCTCCGCTGGCGTAAGGTAAATGTACGACATCACCAGGATGATAGGTAGCTGGCTGACCACTTACCAATACTTCACTGTCACCAAACTTTCTTACCTTTCTCTGGTCTTCTGAATAAATAAAATTAGTGTCGACAATATCTCCAAATTTAGGATCACTCATAGTGCTGGTTTACCTCCTACTGATGGTGTATATGCCTTCCCTGTCTTATCAAACATAGTAAAATTCTGTAGCAAAACAAAGTTACTAGGGATGTTAAACAGTTTCTGCATCATGGTAACCATCATAGGAGACTGACAGTTGAAGGGAGGTATATCCATATAAGCTAATCCATAATTCATCAGATCTCTTATCGCTGTTTCTTGTTCGTTTCTTGTCTTTTCAACCAGTGCCTGTTCCCATTCGGCCATGCTTTCCATACCCACAGGGAAATCAGAAGGTTCTGGAGGGAATAAACCTTCTTCAAACTTCATGGAGTATATATGTTTACAATAGCGTATCTCATCTAATACAGGTTCCCAAAAATCGGTTAGTTGAGTTATTACATTATCCTTTGCTTGATAATCTTTGAAGGAAGGCATGCCGTCCGACCTAGCTCCTGGAAGAGAAGGATCAGATCCACTTCTTATATAAACAGATCCAAAATCTTTATAAACACCGGGATTATCTCTTGTAGCTCCTACTACGGTAGAAGAAGTTGGAGCAATAGATGGAGGTAAATTAAATTCAACACTAGGAGATATAATCTCCATTCTTCTATTAGTTACAGCATTAGTCATGGCTTGGTTAGAAACCTTGTCACCAATCTTCAATACTTCAAAACGTCCAGGTTTTAGAGAAGCTACGTTTGTTCTTGGAAAGTTACTTGCCTTTCTCTTACCTAATGTTGAAAGATAAGCATAATCCCTTCTGCTGTAATCCTGACAGGTGCAATAATATCTAGTTCCTGTCATAAAGAAACGACCAACATTAGGTCCTCTAGTTGTAGGAGTAACTAGAACTTTATCTGGTGTAGCTTCAATAGATCCTCTCTTCTTTAATTTAATTACTCCAGTATTTTCATTTATCTCCGCTATAACAGCTTGTACAAATCCAAATCTTTTCTGAGTGGTGGGATCAATTGTTTCCCTATTAATTGGCACTCCCTCTGCTTCTATTATTCGGTCTTCAATAACCTCTCCAATGGTAGGTTTTATACCCTCAGGTATTCCTGCTACAGGTATAAATAAAGGAGGAGGCAAAGGATTGGTGGCACTCCAACTTCCTGATAATTGAACAATATAAAATTCTTCATCTTCAGTTACAGAGGCAATAGAAGCTCTGGCTCCAGTATGATCTAATACATTATCAAAACGTAGGCTACCTGCTACTCTTACTCCCGCCCAGTGACAACCTAATTCTTTATTCTTAGTTGGAAAACCTTTAAATACTCCGGGAATAGCAGGTTGATTACCCGCAGCTGGAGATGCTCCCTGTGGCAAAGGAATTTTGTAAGTAAAAGGAAAGTCAATTGTATTTTGATAGTAAGAAGCTGTAGCTATCTCAAAACCTCTTCTCCATCTTGACCAAGAGGAAGCACTGTTCACTCTGTAGAGAGAGTTAGGTAAACTTCCCCCGAACTCAGCTTCTATAGGTAATACACCAAATTTATCAGGTTTACTTGCACCGTTGAAAGCACCAAACCCAAAAGTATCACCTCTTTTAACCATTATTTTTTATTCTTAGTCTTTCTCTTCTGTTCCTCAATAAATTTTCTATACACTGCAGCTGGTTGCTTTTTGCCAGCAGCCTTAGCACGTTGTTCCATTGCTATGGCAGCTTGTGTCTTATGGGCATGAGTTCTATCACTACGTTTAATCTTTGCAACACTAGAAACAGCTGCTGCTTTATCTTTGAATCCTAGACCCTTTATGGTTCCTTTTGGATTTTCATCCGTGTATAAATCACTATGTTTCTTACTGTTCGCTGGCTGCCCTTTCTTACGAGGAATACGAGCTATCATTAGAAGAACCCTCCTTGTGCAGAAACGTGCACTCCAGAGGCATAACCGGCTGTATTAGGACCTTCTGCATATACTCCTACATATACTCTGTCACCACGTTCTAAATATATTCCTCTATTTCTTATGGGTAATCCTGCATTCGCATCTCCTGTAGCTGAAGCAAACGCTGCATGAACTCCCGGAGTAGCTACATGAGGCATTACATCAGAACAATCTACACTGTGTACACCTGCTGGTACTTTTTTAGCAAATAAAACATTATAGTCTCCAGAAGCAGGTATGGGAGTTGTTGTTCCACGTGATTGATAAAACACAAAAGTTACTTCAGGTTGCTGTCCATAAGCAACACCTTGATAAGTAAAGCCTTGAGCTAATCCTCCAGAGTAGTTTAAAGCTTTAAGCACCCCAGTTAAAGCAGTTGCTCCTGTATATGTGTAATGTCCAAATTGATAACTGTTACTAGAAACAGTAGATTGTGTAGGATCTTCCATAAAAACAACCATGCCACTTATCAAGGAAACAATCGAATCCTTGTTGGTTGCATTTAAAGTAAAGTCATCACTACGATAATAATCATTTCTAGTGATGAGTATAGAATCAATTACGCCGCCGTTGTTATTGTCTTCACTTAACGCTGCGTCCATATCAACCAAGATAGATGGTGCTTGACCACCCTGTACGAATAAAGTATTAGTTGCCTGACTTCCAACAGTCTGTGTGGTAACTCTTACAGAATCGAATAACGGACGATCAACCAAAAGTGGTTGTTTATTAGTCGAGGTAGATGCCACTTTTAATTACAATGCTTTTTGTCTATTATAGCCTTAACCATATGGTGAAGCCAAAAACCCTGAAGGCATTTTATTAAGTTCACTCTGCATCATGACAGTAGGATTTCTAGATACATTCAATAACTCTTCAAAAGTAAATCCCGTTTTACCATTATCAGTTGGTTTAAATTTATATTTTTTAGCTATTCTATAATCTAATCTTTGCTGCGGAGTATAACTTTTCAGTCCGCTTGTATAAACCTCTCCAGGTAAGTAATTAGAGGCGTAGTCTATATACTTCATCGCCAATTCTCTGAGAGATGCATTCTAGATCCTACAGCTGTATCCGCTGGTCCAGGGAGTGCTTGTATAAACTCAGCTCCAGAACGTTCATATCTATAACGTGCTTGAAGAGGATCTTTATAATTAGGAACGTATAAGATACCTGCTAATTTATTAGTCTCATATAAATATATCTCACTCCAGACCTTCAAAGCTTCTTTAGCATTACTGGAACGAATAGTTCTATCTACGTCACCAGCAATGGTTTCTAATCTTGTAGAAGGAGTTGATGCTACTTCTGTTTTTTTCTCAGCAGTGTCACATCTACCAATTTGAACAATTATTTTATCTACAAAGAACGAATCTGGAACGGTGTTCATTGCTTCTTCCAAACGAGCAAAGTCACCTGCAGGAACGGAAACGGTAAAATAACCCAAATGGTATCTAACCCTACTTTTATCAAAGCTAGATAATTCCACTCTAAAAGTATTAAGTATCTAAATTATACTCGGATTAAATCAGCAGCTATAACGGAATCCCAGTCTACCCTCTTGATCTGCTTAAGTTGTTCTAGATTAGCAAACCTCTCACCCGATAAAGACATTTGTAAATCTTTTATCTCTCTTGCAGTTTTTAGTCCTATTCCCTTTATATGGTCGGCAATCATCTGAGCTGTAGCTCCGTTTATATTCAACCTCATATCAGGAGGGAAGTTTCTGGGTTCCTCTCTAGCTGCCTTATCTTTTACTTGTAGTGTTTTAACTTTAGTGGTCGCTTTTTCATCAAGGATTAATTCCTGACTATAAGCATGGAAGACCTTTCCATCTTGATCTTCGACCATAAAGCACTCGCCATTGTCGAGTTCACTAATTTTTTTGACTCTAGAACCTGTTTTTCTATGTTTATAAAGCATAACTAAGATCAAAGTATTACCCTTGATCTTAGTTTACCTCATTTAGCTAACTGTGCGACCTATTATGTACTGCTCAATGTCATTGTAGTTAGGAGCTTCATCTGGTTGGATGTAGCATACTTCACATACAATGTATCCTCTCTTGCCTGCATCTGCGTCTGCATCAGATAGGTAGAAACCATTCTGAGAAGCTGTAGCATTTGCACCTGCTTTACTGAACACTTTGTAAGTAGTTGCAGCAGTTATTGACTTGTAAGGTGTTGCTGGGTTTAATGCTCCACCTGCACCTGTACCGGAAGCTGTAACGAATGGGTTACCACTATAACCTTCAGAACCTGCGGCAAAGAAGATAGCACCTGATCCACCATCACCAGTACCGTCTACTGTAGATGTAATGTTTGCCTGAGCAACTGATTCTGCAAGACCAGAAGCTGCTACAGGTGAACCACCATTACTACGTCCAAATGATACTGCGTCACCTGTTGCGGCATAAATACCGGAAGCAACACGACCATCCCAACCAGAAGCAACAGATACTGCCGCACGATATACATAAGAAGGAAGAGTTGAACTACCTGAGATAACCATTCCTGTTATGTCTGTACGAGTATCATCCTGTCTGTATGGTGAAGGAACGATAACATCAG